TATTTTTTTAGCAACCTTTTTGGCCAAAGATTTAGAAGAATCAGGCCCTGGGTTGAGTTCAATTCCCACTAACAAAGGAGCGGGAACATGTGAAGGAATGGTTAATTGTGTTTTTTGTTTTTTAATAGGGGTTTTTGTCATTTTTGTGGGGCTTAGTTACTAAGGATTAAGCGCTCCTTTAACTAACAAGATGGCGCAATAATTGGACGAATGGATTTCAAATCCATAAAAAATGAGATAGAATCGTTTATCGTACGTTCAAGTCAGTGTTCCAGAACTGACACGCACTAGCACTATAGCTAGTATAACCTTGACCTACACCAAACGGGATGGGGGGCGGTACCGAGGAAATAATTAATGTCCCTAGGCCTCTTTTACGTGGTCTGCCCAAAAAACCAGCTCTCGCTAGTATTAACTATAAACCTCTTGAAAACCATCAGTATGCTTATCACACAATAGTTTCAAAAAAGGATGTTGCAAATCACGACACTTCAACAACTGCACATTTACTATTTCAAATTGTTCATAGGACAAATCGAAATGATCACGCATGTAGCGAGCAGTGTCAGAAGTGGGATGAATAGTTTTGAGCAACATTTTATATTCTAAATTTTGCTGTTTGAACACAGGAGTGTCTTCTTTTGTATGTTCCAAAACATTGTTGAGTAGGGACTTAAACAATGGTATTTGGGACAACGCACTATATCCTATTGCAACGCCGCGCAACAGCTGATTGGGAGCGACGTTTTTTGGGGGATTGATAAAGTGCCCTAATTTAGGGAGAACTCGCCCGATTTTTGGTATGAAAGCGAGTCCTTCCTCCACAGGTATAATAATACTTGAGCAAAATTCTGCATCAAATATTGAATTGCGATATATACTAACTGTTTCGAAGCCCAAAGATAAAAAGTAGGGCTTCCAATTGAACTTATTTAAATTATGAGTCAACAAATTATCGTCACCCATAGCCACCATTTTCATGTTGGATTGGGCAAACTCAAAAGAACAGTTATGATGAAGACAAAAAACGAATATATGCAACAATATATTTATCAAAGAATTGAAGCAGGACGTAAATGGATCACCAGATTTGCGAGTACCGGGAACGGTATACTTAATGCCATGCATAGTATATCCGTGTGTGCGAATATTGTGAGTCATAAGATCTGTGATAAGTCGACCAGCACCGAATTGCTGTGCCACCCAAACCTCAAGTTCACATATTTTTTCACACAATGATGAATCCCAAGCAGAAACATCATTTTCAAATACATTGGCCATGGAATCTTGGAAATAATTTCCCATTTCCACATTTGTAGCACCACTAACGAAAAAGAAATTGGAATTTTTATTTAATTCTTTTTTCATATAGGACTGGAAAGCGCTAAAAAATGGGCCTAATAAGGCAACAAAATTAGGGTCCGCCCCCTGAATTAAACGAG